GGTACAGAATTTAGCTCGTGTTGATCGTCTTGCTGCATTGCGAGACAAGTTAGCTCATACAGATTTGCGCTCTGGTGGTGGTGGATTCTTCTCACCTCCGGATGGCAGGTCTGTGATCAGGATTTTACCGGAAGTTGGTGATATGACTTTCTTCTTCCAACAAGTTGGTACTCACATGTTACCGGATACAGACAACAAGAAGCAATTCTACTGTCCTGCCTTCACCAGTGAGGGTGAACTGGAGTGTCCAATTTGTGAGTATGTCGAGCAGTTGAAGAAAGATGGCAGTAAGGCATCACAAGCTCTGGCAGATGCCTTACGTGTCAAAAAGAAATTCTGGATGAACGTTATCGATCGTGACCATGAAGGTGTTGGACCACAGATATTCACACCTGGTGTCATGATATTTGGTCAGATCTCAAGTCTCATAAGTGATCCCGATTATGGTGATATCTTTGACATTGAGAAGGGTATCGACATCATCATTACACGTAAGGGTAAAAACTTGGAAACTGAATATCAGGTGAAACCTAAACGTGATGATACACCACTCAGCGAAGACCCAGAATTGGTAAAGAAGTGGTTGGATAAGGCACATGATTTGACTCCTGTCGAAGTGTCTGAAGATAAGGAAGATGATGAAGAACTTACAAAGGGTCATATTCTTTGGGTGATGCCTTACGACAGACTTAAAGCAGAATTTGATTCTATAGATTCTGGGGATGAAGAAGTTGAAGAAGACGAGAGACCTCGTAAATCTTCAATAAAACGTGCTGAACCTGCTCCGAAACCTTCTGGGATAAGAAGAGCATCTGTTACTGCTAAGGTGGTAGAAGAAGAGCCGGAAGATGAAGATGATGAGTCGGAAGCTGTTGAAGAGCCGGAAGATGAAGTTCAGGCTGAAATAAAGAATCGCACGTTACGTCGCAGTTTACGCAGACCGGCAAGATAATACAATTGATGTACAAGAGGGTGGTTGATAAAGTTCAGCCACCCTTTAGGATATACTTTAGGATATAAATGAAAATACTTCACTTCTCTGATACACACATAGGTATAGATACTCATGGAGTTATTGATCCTGAAACAAAGTTGAATATCAGAACCTTAGATGTTCTTGATGCTATTGATGCTATGATAGACATGGCTGTCGAAGAGAATGTAGATTTAGCTCTTTTCGCTGGTGATGCCTTTCATAGACACAATCCTACACAAACTTATGTTAATGAGTTTGGAAAACGTATGTTACGATTGAGGAAACACTGTCCTGTGATACTGTTGGTAGGTAATCACGATATGCCAGGTGGTGACAGAGTTTCAGCTTTGGAAATATATAAGACTCTTGAAGTAAATGATATCATTGTAGCTAAGGATTGTGATATACATAAGGTAGAGACAAAGAGTGGTATAGCACAAATTGTCACAATACCATATCCTAACAAAAGTTGGTTGAATCCTGTGACAACAGGTAGATGTAATTCAGAAGAAATTTCAAAATTATTAAAGATGGAAACTGTTATTCGTATACATGACCTTGTTAATAAGATAGATGTTACATTACCAACTGTACTATTAGGACATTTTACTGTAGAGGGTTGTCAATATGGTTCAGAACGTTCATTATTGGTGTCAAGTTCGGAAGCAGCTGTATCTTTAGAAGAACTTATGTTACCTTGTTGGGATTATGTAGCACTTGGTCACATACATAAGCATCAAGACATATCTCACAGTATGAAAGGTGTGAAGCCTATAGTCTATGCAGGCTCTATGGATAGAGTTGACTTTGGTGAAGAGAGAGATCCTAAGGGATTTGTTATATTGGAAATATTGAATGAACAAACCACTTGGGAATTTATTGATGTTGATGCAAGACCATTTTGTACATTGGAATATTCTGTCAAAGGTGCTGATGCTACGGATAAAATACTTAGTAAGATAGACGGTAAGAATTTGGACGGAGCAATAGTTAGGATTATCATAAATCCTGCTGATACACTAACGAAATTATCAATAGAAGAAGATAAAATAAGAAATTATGTGTTAAGTAAGGGAGCACTGCTAATAACTTATTTTACTGTTAAAAAACCTGAAAATGTTACAGAAGAACAGATTACGAAACGAGATATAATTATTGATAATAGTATGAATATATCTGGTATGTTAGCTGCTTATCTGAGAAATATATGTGATTCAGATGCAGAATTACAATCTTTATTAACTCTTAGTACAGATATACGAAAAACATGTGAGGTTGAAAATGTCAGACACATCGAAACAACCTAAAGAAGTTGATGAATTAGTTGGTAATATACTCAAAGATTTACAGACAAAGAAATCACATAAATTTGATGTAAGTCTATTGTCTGCTGAGAATTCTCCATGTGTTGTTACAGACTGGCTATCTACAGGTTGTCTTGCCTTAGACACCATCATGGGTGGAGGATTACCATATGGTAGGATAACAGAGATTTACGGTGATAATTCCACTGGTAAATCTTTGATAGCTTCACAATGTGCTGCAGTAGCACAACAGGACAATATACCGGTTGTGTATGCTGATTCAGAGACAGCTGTGAGTTTAGCTATTATGAAAGCTGTTGGAGTTGATACAGATAATCTTATTTATTCATCTCCAGACACAATTGAAGATGTATTTGACCTGTTCGAAAGTGCTATAATAGCAAAAGTAGCTAGATCAAAGGCTTCAAAGATGTTGATGATATGGGATTCCATAGCAGCTACTTCTTCTAGGCTTGAGATGGATTCTGATTATGGTAAGGGTACTATGGGACGTCATGCACAATTATTGTCCCAAGGTTTGAGAAAGTTTGCAAGACAGGTATCCAAAGAGCACATTGCTGTGTTACTTCTAAATCAAACACGTGAAAAGATTGGTGTAATGTTTGGTGATAATGTCACTACATTTGGTGGTAAGGCTGTTGGATTCTATGCCTCAATACGTATTCAATTGAAAATGGGACATAAAATCAAAGAAAATGGTAAGATAGTAGGTATTGAATCCAGAGCACAGGTTGTGAAGAATAAATTAGCTCCACCTTACCTATGTGCAGCATTGCCAATATTCTTCGGACATGGGATTGATGATGAACTAGCTTCATTTTACTATCTAAAGGATGCCAAACTATTGAGTCGATCTGGTAGTTGGTATAGAATAGATGGTATACCTGATAAATTCCAATTATCAACCTGGTCAGATGTTTATGACAAAAATTATGAACTAATTGCCAAACTCATTTCAGAATCTCAAATAATTGATAGTACTGACGATGTAGAAGATATTGAGGAAGATACCACCGAAGAATAGGATAATTATGTCCGATACGTTGTTGCTAATCGATGGAAACAATCTTGCATATCGTTGTAAGTTTGTATTCCAATTATCAAACAGAGGACAAGATGTTTCGGTGACATATGGATTCCTCAAAGTATTAGAATCCTTAATGAAGAAATTCAAACCTGTGAGTGTAATAGTAGCTTGGGATGGTAGAGTTCCAAAATTCAGAAGACACCTTGTTCCAGAGTATAAGATAAATAGACATAAGGATGAAGATCCAGAAGACCGTGTTGACTTCAATCGTCAAATGGATGAACTTCATTATTACATATTACCAAGAATGGGAATTGTAAGTGTAAAGAGAGATCATACTGAGGCAGATGACTTATTACACCAAGCCTCAGTTATGTCATTACATGAAGAAAGTATAATAGTAACTGGTGATAAGGATTTATTACAATCTTTATCAAGGAAGACTAAAGTGTATAGTCCTGCAAAAGAGAAGCTCTATACTGTCAAAGAATTTGAAGAAGAGTATGATTTAGTATTATCAAAGTATGTATGGTGGAAGGCACTTCAGGGAGATGGAAGTGATAACATACCTGGTGTCCAAAAGGTTGGTGAAGTTACAGCTACAAAGATATTCAAGGAATTTGATACTATCATCGCATTATTTAGTGCTATTGAGACAGGTAGCTTTGCTGGTAAGATAGCAGATAGAATAAAGGAATTTGGATATGAGAGATTAGTCAATAATTACAAAGTAATGAATTTGTTCACAGACAGGACAGGTGCTAGATATACCTTATTAGAAGAGTTAAAATATTATAAGTTGAGCGATAAGAGGTTGATAAAGAATTACTTATTGAGGAATGCGTTTATATCTTTACTTGATAATTTACCTGTTATGGTATCAAAGTTGACAATGCCTAAATTGGATAATACCATACGATGTCCAGTTATCATAGAAGAAAGGACTCCAATTGAGAATATTTGATGGAGAGAAAGTAACTTCTTTGATATCAAAATGGATTGAGACTGGTGATACTAAGGTACTTGATGAGATACTTATCAATACACAGGAATTGGCAAATTACATAGCTTATAGATACAGTTCTGACAGAGCAGAGGATTTAGCACAAGAAGCATTGATAAAGGTGATGAATTCCCTTCAACATTATGATCCGAATATTTCCAATGTGCACACTTATTTTTCTACCATTATCAGAAATTCTTGTATAACACAATATGCTAAGGTTAAAAATTCTGATGATTGTGATTCTATGGAAGATATGGAAAATTCTATGTTATTTCATACTATAGACAACACAAATACAGAAGAATATTCTGATATACAAGAATTGATATCGAGGAATATAGATAGATTTCCAAGTTTGTCACCTGATATAATTAGTAAGGTGACAAAATCTATATATTACCTAACTCGAGATGGTATACATAATAAAAGTAGAGGGATAGTATCGAATCTTGTCAAAAATTTCAAGATAAATAGAGTGCATGCAAAGGTAGTATACAGAAGTACATTGACTTATATGCGAATGCAAAGATTATCAAATTCTCAATATAAGAATCAAGTATTACAAGAAATGTCCATATTACCAGAAGTAAGAGAATTTCTTGGGGAGGAAATGTTTTCAAAATTTATGTGTATATTTTCAGGTACAACTATTAATATAAAATAATTTTATCTCTACGTCATAAGGTAAATTTATTTAGAGGTTGATATGCAAAGAATGCATGCCAGAAATCTTTATATTGGTACTACTGCTGAGAGAACAGCTTTAGCTGCTCTATTACCAACAGATGGCATTGGTGCTGTCTATTATGATACGGATACAGGTATTATGTATTATTGGGATGGAGCTACTTGGAGTACAGATTATCAAGATTTAACACCTTATCTAAAGAAGGTAGAAGATTTAGTATCTGATGTAAGACTTGGTGGTAGTACAGATGCTAATATGCTTTATCTTAATGTATCTTCTAATAGAATTGGGATAGGTACTAACGCACCTACAGGTAGATTAGAAGTGGTAGGATTACCAGAAAATGATTTACCTTCATATTCTGCTGAATTTCTTGACGCTGATGACTGGACATCTACAGATTGGACTGGAGATTGGGCTTCAGGATTCGACCACACTACAGGAAATACTACTCCATTATCGCAAGCTCATGCTGCTGTTATTGGTACGAAATATCAAATTGCCTATACTGTAACTGGAAGAACAGCAGGTTCGTTTACAATATCATTTGGCGGACAATCACTTGCTGGTATAACTGCTACAGGAGCATTTGGACCAACAGCCACTACAACTGATAATCTAGTAATAACTCCATTATCTACATTTGATGGTACTATAGTGATTTCTATAAAATCAATAACTGCCGAAGAAGTAGCCTTACTTATGTTGAAAAATTCTAGTGGTACAGAAGTTTCTGCTATTAGAAGTGGTTTACTTACTAATAATGTTTATATAGGAAGAGCAGTTGGAGCATGGAATACAACAGGACAAGGTAATACAGGAGTTGGAACTGGTGCACTTTATTTGAATACAACTGGTAATTATAATGTTGGAATTGGGAATAGAGCATTATATTATAATACAGTTGGATACAGAAATGTGGGAATCGGAGCTTATTCATTAGAAAATAACCTAGAAGGTTATGAAAATCTTGGGCTGGGTAATTCTACACTTTCTCAAAATAGAAAAGGTAGTAGAAACGTTGGAATAGGTGCTTATGCTCTAAACTTGAATAGAAATGGTAACTTTAATATCGCAATCGGTGGTTATACTCCTTTGTATAATGCAGTAGGGTCATACAATATAGGTATTGGTTATCAGGTCATGCAGAGTCTTGTTATTGGAGCATACAATACGAGTATAGGAGTACAATCATTATACAATTTATCAGCTACTGGTAAAGCAATATCAGCATTTTCTGACTATGGAGGAACAGTTGCAGGAACTGTAAAAGCAACTTCCACTGGTCATGGATTATCTGCAGGAACTACTTCTAATATAGCAATAGCTAATACAGAGTACTATGATGGTGTTTATACCGTAACGTATATTGATGCGAATAATTTTTATTTTACAGCGACCTGGGTTGCAACAAGTACAGGATTTTGGGGTAAGAATGCTGAAGCATCCAGTAATGTGGCAATTGGATTGAATTCCGGTAGAACCATAACCACAGGTTCTTCTAATACTTTTATTGGATATTATGCAGGATATAATGCTTCCCAATTAGCTACAGCTTCTAATTGTATATGTCTAGGAGCAAATTCTTATGCAACAGCAAGTAATCAATGTGTTCTTGGAAATTCTTCTATTACTTCTACTCTGCTATTTGGTAATATTGGAATAGGTATAACTCCAACGACTATTTTACACATATCATCAAATTCTGCACCAACTTTAGAAACTACCTCAACTACTGGTTGGACAGTTGCATCTTATATGGATGGTGTTGGTGGTGGTGGACAATATGTATTTTCACGATATGGAGGAACTAAAGCGTCCCCAACAGGAGTACTAGTCGGTATGACGTTAGGGTCATTATCATTCAGAGGTTATAATACATCAACATTAACTGGAAGTAAGGCATTTATTCAAGCACGGGCTGCTGAAAATTGGTCTACCACTGCTAATGGAACTAAAATTATATTTTCAACAACTCCAACTGGTTCAACTACTCTTGCGGTTGCACTAACAATTGAAGACAGTGGTTCATTAACTCTTTGTGATGGAGGTAATCTTATACTTGGTACTACCACTGGTACAAAGATAGGTACTGCTACAACTCAAAAGTTAGGATTCTGGAATGCTACACCTATTGTTCAACCTTTAGGTGCTACACAAGTTGCTCCAGCAGCTTATGTTACAGGAAATTACGGTTTGGATAGTGATGCTAATATGCTAGCACTGTATGATTTAGTAGTAGCAATGAGAACAGTATTAGTAAATACAGGACTTATGAAAGGTTCTGCATAAATAAGAGGAGAAATATGACAAATCAGCTGAATGATACAAGTATTACAGCACAAAGTGAAATTGATAAAATACAGGAATTTACAATCGCATATAAAGCACTTTGTGATAAATATGGTTATGAGATAGCAGCTCAACCTGTTTGGGTTGGTACTAATCATGGCAGTTTTGAATTATCAATTAATGTATTTGTAAGTAAATTATTACCAAGATAGAGGTAATATGATAACACATGGTGGAGATATTTGGGAAGGTAACACAATAACTGATGTTGATAAATTGGCTACATTCTTTAAGTTTATGTATGTCAGAATTTGGGGAGGAAATATAAGAGTTGGTAAAGAAAAGGATGTCTTGTTTGACACAAACTGGGCAAAACTTAAGGGCAAGGTTGCTAGAGCAACTTATTTCGAAGTTCAACCAGCTTGGTCTCCTGAGCAAAATGTAGAGAGATACAAGAGAAACTATCCTGTAAATGATCCTGGAGAGATACCGGAATTGATTGTTTATGAGATAGAGCAATCAGTAAAGACACAGACTGAAATGATTGATGAGTCTGTTAGAATATTTGAAGATATTACCAAATTCTTAGGTCATACACCCTGGATCTATACTGGTAGATGGTATTGGGATCCTGTCTTTGGTAATATATCATTGGCAACAAGGTCTGAGATGATCATAGCTTCATATTATTGGTCTCATTCATATGCTAGATCAAGGATTATCAATTCTTATGCAGATTTGCAGCAATTCATACCACCAGGTTGGACAACTCCTGTACTTGGTGGTGTAAATCCACCTGCTGGTTATCAATGGAGTGGGGATCAATTCAAAGTTCCTGGCTTGACAGGATACATGGACTTTATTCAATCTATTCACACTGTTGAACAGATGAAGGCAATGAGGTCTGGTACAAATATTCTTCCTCCTGTTGAGGAACCTGAAATAATTACAGTACCAGCTTACATAGAATTGTCAACAAATATTCATGCTTTGAACGTTCAATTCGTAAGTCAGCTTGGTAGTGGGGCAGATAAATTCCATAATGATTGTGGAGCAGCTTGTGTAAGTATGCTAGTATCTGCTTATACTCAACAGAACGTATCTGTTGATGAGATATATTCAAGAATTCAACCGAATGCAGACACATACTTATCAGTAACACAATTGAAGAATGCTTTAGCTTGGTATGGTATCAATGCGAGTGCTAGTTATGATTTATCAAAGGAATTCTTATGGTCTAAGATGATCGAGAAGAAGCCATTTATTGCTTTGATAAACTATAAGCTAATACATGATGCCGATTTGGATGATAATACTGCGTTTACTGGTATGCACTTTGTCGTAATAGTTGGTTTAGACACTAATGGTGTGCTTATTCATGATCCTCTTGTTCATAATGATAAAGGTGGTTTTAGACATATTCCATTCAATATTTATGATGCTGCTGTTAGAAGTGATGGAGCTGGTGTCCTATTAGTCCCTACTATACCATTAGGTATGTCACAATCTACAGATTCAATAAATTATTTAGTTACTGTAGAAACTCGTTATGTAAGAACTGAGCCTTCAACAGTCACTGGTATCTGGGTTATGTCCAAACATTTTGGTGACATTGTGTCAATTGAGGAATTTGACGATACTAATACTTGGGGACGCTTGACAGGTACAACTCATTGGATGTTTATGTCTGGGTTGATAAAACAGTAGAGATATTATGAATATTATCGAGATATTGGGAATACCTTTGAAGTTGATAATAATTGTGTTTGGAATAAGAGGAGTAAAGGACACAATTATATGGTTGAGACATAATAAGGATTATTCCTATGCCTGGGTAAAGATTGCTTCGGCTTTTATATTAGGTATGACAGTCATAATGTATGTATATTTATCGGTAAGAACTTTTATCCCTATGGATATGGAAGAACTTTATTGGTTCGGTGCAGTGCCAATCAGAATACTTGTGACATTATATACAGTTATTCTAGCGACTGGAGCTAATGTCAGAAATATACAACACAGGAGATAAACATGGAATCTACACCGATAGTGGGAATCGTAAAAGAATGGATAGGAGTTGTTCTCCTGATAATATCAATCTTGGTATCAGGTGGCACTTGGTTGAAGTCCAGGAAAATGGATAAGTACAGTATCAATAAAGAGAAATTTGTTGCAAAGGGTGAGGAACTTTCTTATACAGAGAGACTTGAAAATACTCTGACAGAATTAAGAGAGGATATCACTAAAGTACAGGATAAACAGGTGAAGACAGATCACAATATTGTTGTACTTAAATGTCAAATAAGAAATTATCAAGCCTTGATAAGTGCTATGACTGGACAACTTCAGGCAGCTAATATAGTACCTGCTAGAATGGAAGATGTCAAAGTAGCTGATTGTGAAGAATTAGTAGAAACATAATATTACGACAAGTTGCATTAGTTGTGTAAGTCCTTTGAAAGGAGGATAGATTATGTTTGAAAATGTTGTTGTTGAAGTCCTAGCATTAGCTGGCTTTGCTGCGCTGATCGCCTTGTTGGTTAATGTAGGGAAGTTGATCGGTTTTATCAAGGATGGCGACGCTGTGAAGTGGAGTGGTGGTCTCAACTTGCTTGGGATCCTTGCTCTATTTGTCACACGTCTGTTCTTGCCTACCTTTGATGTGAGTGGTATAGATCAGACCTTACTGACTATCGCCACGGTTGGTTCATATATTCTTAGTTACGTAATGTCACTCGGCATTTCCAAACTTACGCATGTTGCCGTAAAGGGATTACCTGTGATCGGTAAATCATATTCACTTCAGGCAAAGCTCGCTGCATCGTAATAATAGGGAGGTCAGTACAAACGCTGACCTCCCTAACAGCTATTATCAAAATTATTTATTATGGAGCAAGACTTGGTTGTAAATGTCGTTCTCAAAGGTGGAGCAGGAAGCGGATTCTTTGGTCACCAAGGTAGACCAGGAGAAGAGGGTGGTTCAGCAGCACGTGTTATTATGTCATCACAATCTGTTGTTAACAACATTACAGAAGTAAATGATTTGATTAAGAATCTTGATGACAATGGTGGAGGCTTATATAGAGAGACTCCTCATGGAAGAGATTACTATTTCACAGCTATTCCTAACATAAATCCTGGGAAGATTACACTATTATCAAATAACAATACTAAATTTACTGTGAAAATTTCTGAACTTATAAGGAAAGTTAAGATTGACGAGGGAGTCAACAAAGAGTCCATCAATGTTATCCTAAAGGGTGGTGCTGGTTCAGGATTTCACGGACACAAAGGTCGTCCTGGTGAGGTGGGTGGTTCATTACCAGAAGGTGCAGTTGCTGCTAAGAAGATAAAAGAGCCTAAAATTGCGAACGTTACCGATGAGAATGACGTAAAGAATTACAAGGAAGAGCTAATAAGATATGCTGACGAATTAGGATTTCCACCAGATAAGATCATATTTGATAATTCTGGAGGTTCTAAATTTACAGTTGGTGATGAATCATATGAACAGGCAGCAAGTTATAATCCAAAGACTGGTGAAATAAGACTTAACACAGGTTCAATGACACTTGCTGAGCTCACAGATGCTAATGGTATTGTAACTAATTTTGATAAGAAACTTGTTGCTCATGAGGTTATGCATGACAGATTTCGTAAATTTGAACAGCAGTTGCACAGGCAAGAAGCCTTAATCAACAAATTAGCAACTGGTTTGGAAGATAATCCTGTGCTGGATGATCATTATGATCTGAAACCAGAATTCAGAGAGCAGTATTGGGCAGTAGACATAAAGCAGAGATATTATCAATATGTTGATCAAAGGGAATTACTTTATCAAATACCTGTCACAAATTATGGTAAATCTTACGTAGAAGTAGCAAGGACAGCAACTTATGGTCTTGCTATTAGTAATGCTCTTAGTGAGAATCTTGCTGAGGTGGCAGCTTATTCTGATAGTCCTAATGTGTTTGTCTCAACCAGATGGAGCAAATTGTATAACGAAATTAATCAAAGTTTGTACACACATAAATTAATTCCAAAATATGTACCACTTGTTAGGAGTGATAATGGCTAGCGAGATAATCAACCAAAATGACATCGTAGAGAAGGTATTCCTAGATTTACATTATCAAATCGTACCAGAATCTGAAGCAGTGTTTGTTCGCATACGACTGAAGAGTGGTCGTTCTCTAACTGGTATAGTGAGCGAAGACAGTAAGCCTGTCCCAGCTAGGGTTGTGCTTAGTAAGGAATTACAACATGCCAGTCAATAAAGCAGATGTTACTATAGTACGAGAAGAACAAGGCACACCTGGTGGTGTAACTTATTGGATATACCGTAATGATGATCCTGAGAAATTGGAAATCCCTGTATGTTTTAGGATTCTAAATGGTGTTGATAATAGAGGTAAGGGATTACGCTGTAACCGTTATGCTGGTATGGGAACAGATCATTATGGTACAGGAGCTTGTAGATTACATGGTGGTAATACTAATATAGCAGCTACTATAAGAAGTGGTAAGAATGCCATTTTGACCAGAACAATGCTTCAGGATAAGATTGAAGAATTTCTTACAGGGGATTCCTCAGACTTGTCAGATTTATCTCTTGAATTGGCTAGTATGAGAGCAATATTTCATGAATTTCTGCAAGAATTTCCAACAGTTACTGACCAGAATTATGGTATATCAATAGCAAGAGCAACTAGGTTGGTTGCTGCTATCGGTACACTACTTGAGAAGATTTCCAAGATTGAAAATCGCAATACACTTACAGCAGCACAGGCTATGTATTTACAGGCAACAGTTGCTGATATTTTATTGAAAAATATTTCTGATCCTGCTACACGTGACAGAGCAGTAAAAGAGTTAACTACTCGTATGTCAGGTGTTGCTATCGGGGATAGAGTTGGTATTATTCAAAAGAATAAATGGGATGAGGTGGAAGATAACCAGTAAGCAAGTTGTATTATGTAAGTGGTTTGGTTATCTTATAATATAGGTTATACAAATACCACACGATCACAAGAAAATTAGTCCATTTTAGGACAAACGGATATCCAAACCACTTTAAGGAATAATATCATGGAAATTCAAAATTTGATAAAAGATTTATCTAGAATGCAGGATATTTATGGTCCGGATATGCCTGTCTCAATACAACAAGGATTACCAAATAATGTAGCCCTACAAGATACTACTATCACCTCTGATTTCTTTATATGTGAAGAACCAGAAGATGATAGTACACGTATGGGAATAAAGTTACGAGCCTTTCCATATTAGGAGATGATTATGTTGATGGATTCTTCAATTACACTACGTAAAGAAACTTTACAGAAATATATGAATCCTTGCTTTCTTGAAACAGGTACTTTCAAGGGTGGTGGTGTAAAACTGGCACTTGATTGTGGATTTTCAAGAATTATCAGCATCGAAATTGATCCTTTACTCTATGCTGAAGTAGCACGAGAATATGAATTGAATGATAAAGTAACCATTCATCACGGAGATTCAACACAGGTTATGTTATCAGTTTTGTCTTATATTAATACACCTATAACATTCTGGTTAGACGCTCATATTCAAGAAAGTACTGTAATAGGTGCTTATCCTGTACCACTTATTCAAGAATTGAATATAATAGGTCAGATGAGACGAGGAAGTCATGATACGGTTATGATTGATGATCGTAGATTGTTTGGTAGTGGTAATTATTGGAATAACATCAGAGAACAGGACATTATTCAATTATTACAAGAAGCCTATCCTGATAATCAAATTATGACAGAAGACAGTAATGCTGGTGTAAACGATATTCTGGTTTCCTGGTATGTCCCGAGTAGTTTGGAGCAATTAGAGATTAGTAGAGCTAATAGGTTACTTCAAGGTCATTAGATAAGGCTCTATGCACCTCTGTGGAGTGTTTATGGAAGATAAAGACCTAACTTACTCTTCGGAAGATATAAACGGTGCAGTGGTCGCAACAGCGACTCACACAGTTATTATCAATAACGACATACACAATGTACAGCGATTATGTGATTATCATTACAACGAATTAGTTGAAGCAGGTATTGTAACACAACATTCAGTCATATTAGAAGAATTTGGTAGATTTCCATGTGATAAATGTGTAGAGGAGATCAAATGACAGATGAGTTGGTAATCTACAAATTTATCGTTACTATACTAGGACAATCCATGATTTGGTATGGGAATGAGCCTATAAACTATAGAACTGAAGTAGGATTTCCAAAATCAGCTCATGGCTTAGTTTATGAGGCACACATACCTAGAGATTGTAGTGTAGAGGATTTGATAAATTACCTCAATGGTACAGTGTCTGACACATTTACCGAGCACAAAATAGCTTTCCTTTTGAGAGGATACTGGGTGCCTTTTATTGAAAAATCTCCTCCCACTGCTGTTGATGTCGTAACAGCTTTTATCAATGGAGAATTTAATAATGACTAAAGTATTAAATTCTCAAGGTACACTCAATCCTTATGTAATTTGTGGGGATGAGATTATCAATTCAGACAGATATGGTTACAAGATAATAGTAGTAGTTAGAAGTAACAAAACTTGGAATGCATATCGAGGTCTAACGGATTGGACAGATGATGAAGTAGCAAGAAATGGAGATGCTATCTCTCATAAAATTGCTGCTGCATTATTTCCAACCCTTGATCACAATTTAGCTTGGATGGGATATTGATAATGTACTCTTGGCTTGATTTAGTTCATAAACATACAGGACTTACAGGTGTTGTAATCTGTAATGGTAGTACCTTAGGTGCAGTACCAAGGCAATTTTTATCAAAGTTTCTTACAATAGGGACGAATGGTATATTCAAACTACCATTTCAGCCTACATATTACGTAGCAATAAATGAGTTGGTTATTCAAGAATTTCGTGAGGGCATAAAATCACTTTCTTCTATTAAGTTTATCAAAGATAAATTTGCAGAAGAATTTGATGCCTTTGCATTACATTCAGATTATCAAGACAGTTTATTTAGTAAGACACCTTACACATGGATTTACGAAGGTGGTACCGTGACTCATGTCGCATTGCAGATTGCTTTCTTCTTAGGTTTTCAAACTGTGCTTATGGTGGGATTAGACCACAGATACATATATAAGGGACAACCTAACGAGGAAGTAATTGCTGAAGATATTGACGTTAATCATTTTGATAAAAATTACTTTCCAGCAGGTACTAAATGGAATAACCCCGACTTAGTACAATCTGAAATTTCATATGCTGAAGCAAGAAAAATATTCGAAGATAATGGTCGTAGGATTATCAACCTCACACCAAATACTAGTGAGGAAATATTCGAGAAAGGTACATACTGGGATTACCTATGATGTACAGAGTAAAGAAATTATTACTCAAGGATCTTGAAAATAATGGAAGTCAGGCATCAATTGATTTAGAAGCTGATGCTAGATTTGCTCACATAATTGGGGATGTCACATCAGAGAAAATTATTTTAGAAGCAATAGAACAAGGTCAGACAGGTCTCCCAAAAGATTGTATAGTACTTGCAACAAGAATAACAGATAAGCGATTACGTGTTTTGAACGGTTTAGTCAAATTGAAACTAGTCAAGGCATATTGGTCTGGTACCAAACTAAATGGTGTCAAGGCACTTGGAGTGAACAGAGTGCGTATTTACATGTTATCAACTTCATCAATTCTTTATACTACCATTGAGAGACGTAGCAAGAATTACAGATATTGAGGTGATTATGTCACACAGACATACAATGGGACAGGATTGGGGTGGTAGACGTAAGGTAAATCCTGAAAATTGTCCAAAAGTAACAAACAAAGAGGTTGAAGCTAAAGCTAAAGAGTTGAATTTAACAATACAACTAGGTGATTTTAGTAGAATAGATCATGAATTTATGTACAGTCCACAAGGTATGTGGTGGTATCAGAATCCTATGGATAAAAGGTGGTACACAATAGGAATGACAAATTATTTAGCATTATGTTTTTTACAACAGATAGAAGTGAATCGTAAACAGATTGCTGAACTTGGAATTAGGAATAAAAACAGCTGATAAGTTATATTGATTAGGAGAACATAATGGACATAAAAGTTGAAGTAACTGGTGTTACCGAATTTAATAAAGAAACTGTAGTAAAAATTATCAATGAAGCTCTCAGTAAGGTGTTAGAGAAATTATCAATAGAAGAAGAATTTGAAAAACCACAGCATCCAGAAGATGTTATACTTGTTGATTATTATCTTGTGAATGCTAATGTGATAGGACTTATTACACCAGATAAAGCTACTATGCTTGGTGTAGTACATAGAGACAAAGATTTTCGTACACATAACAAGACTTGGCTGATCAGATTACCAAGAGTAAAGAATCACAGTGACACGATCAGAAGAAATACTGCTATGAAACTAATAGCAGAGAAATATGGAGCGAGGGTACAAAATATGGAAGTAGTTACTTTAAAACTTGAAAATTATGTACCTGTTGAAGTACCAGGTAGTTTATTCTATAACATGACATTGGAGTAGAATTATGTCTATACAATGGTTGAGTAACATAATCAATAATATTCATTCACATGCTACTTCAATAGAACAAGCTTTGGATGAATTGAATACAATAGATATTGGTAATCTTCATCCTATAGAAGTGGATGATATCAAAGCCTTCAAAAATTATCTGAGAGTAATTATTACAAATAATGCAGTAGAAGAGAAGAAATTAAGTGATTTAGTACATTATCATTACAAGGTAATGTATTACAAAAAGTACGGTGATCCTTTGGAATTACAGAATTGGCTAGATGGCATTCTCAAAACAGAAAATCTGACATTAGCAGCAACAGTAGGGGATTACTTTATCTTTGTAGATAAGGATGGAAGGGATCGTCCTGAGATCCAGATTATCAAGAAATAACAAGGGCAGAATGCATATCAAAACCTTGAGTGATTTGATGTTTTATGGTATAGGTATGTTAATTGGTTTTATCATATACCTTATCATAACGGTTTGTGTACACAAAACAAAGGAATAAGATATGAAACCATCATTATCAATAAAGTTCGAGCCTAGAGATATTTGGGTGGGTTGTTATTGGAAGAAATCGATAAAACGTGATTATCAAGATTACAACGAATATACTTTCTTGATGTTGGAATTATTTATATGTATCATTCCTATGTGCCCAATAATATTATCAATACCACTTACTAAGGCTTCAAGAGACGATAGGATAATAGTTGTTACCATATTAACTATTATCAAGAAATTCTTTGGAAGTATTCTGTGTCGAATCTTGGGGCACAGTAAGATGAACTATTTTCAAGGTAATGGAATGCACTGCAGTCGGTGTGGAAGATTAGTAAGAGTATTTGACGATGATATTATAAGAGTCTTAATGTACAAGGTGTCAAGGGATATTGATAATGCTATTCTCAACCCTAGAAAGGAAATTAGGAATGAGTGAGGTAACAGACGAGCATGTCAAAGCAGAGTTGGATTATGTCACTAACAAGGGTTATATGTCTGGTGAGAGGTGGGTGTATATTCATTTAGCATTTGCTTTTATCAAATCAATCGTTTATTTAGCTGACAAAATTTCCGAAGCCATTATTATCAATAACAGAAAATTGAGAGGTAGATTCAGATGAACGATAAAGGTTGGATAGGTGTAGACCTTGATGGTACATTAGCTGAATACCATGGTTGGGATTATACAGGTGGTATAGGCAAAGCAATCCCTCTTATGGTCGAGAGGGTAAAGACGTGGTTATTGGAAGGTAAGACCATTAAGATATTCACAGCACGAGCTAATAGACCAGAACAGATAGTGATTATCAAGAAGTGGCTATTAGACAACAATTTACCAGAATTGGAAATCACCAACGTCAAAGACCTCAAAATGATAGAATTATGGGACGACAGGTGTGTCCAGGTAGTACCAAACACAGGAATTCCTATTTCCAATGTACCAACGAACATAAGAAGTAGCGTAACATTATCAAGAACGGCAAAATCCGAAGAGGATTAATATGTACCCTAACTTATTCAAGAATAAGTACCTAGAGTTAAAAGGAAAGGATTAGGTAAAGAATCTATCAGAAGAGGATCGTAGGATATTCTCCGAGATAGGCAGAATGCACGGAAATTACGGTCATAATGGTGGTACAGCAAATGCCAGCGGTGCTCTCAGGGACGAGAAAGGCAGATTCAAAAGAAATGATTATCAAACTGTTGTGTAAAATATTCAAGCACAGCAATTGGGTGTATATTGAAAATGGTGAAATGCATTGCACAAGGTGTGGCAAACCGTTAGGTTATTTAGGAAGTTGTAAGAGGAAGATTATCAAAACAAAGCAATGGCATCATTATCAAAAGATATACAAGTTATCGTCAATTGGCACGGTTAAAACCGTGTTACCGTCTAAGAGGAATTTGTAGCTTCTAAAGGAGTAGGATAATGCCGTCTAGGTTGGACAATAATGCTGTCACAATGGAAAGCATTCTACAAGGGATTAATTTTCAGGTAGGAAGTTCCAATGAATTCCTTAGATTCAAGCGAATGTATGCTAATGACAGGATAGCGTTCGCTCATGACATATTCCCGAAATACAATAGCACGATAACATTCTACCAGGAAGAGATATTGGGTGCATTCGATAGTGGTAAGAGAAGGGTTGCAGTTAGAGGTCCGCATGGGCTAGGTAAGACGTGGTTAGCTGCTATACTCGTACATCATGGTGTGCTCACAGCAGAAGAGGATTGCAAGATACCGTGTACAGCGAGTGCTTGGAGGCAATTAGAGAAGTATTTGTTTCCAGAGATACATAAAGTTGCAATGGAGGTAGCGTGGTCAATGGTTGGCAGACCACCATACAGTCAACGCACTGCCAATGCCGAGCTTTTAGCACAGTCAATCCGTCTGAATGGTGGAACAGTTGAGGCATTTGCCGTGGCAGCAGACAATCACACAAGTATTGAGGGAGCACATGCTAAGAAATTAATGTACATATTCGATGAAGCTAAGGCTATTCCTGTGCCGATGTGGGATGCAGCTGAGGGAGCATTCTCTACTGAGGGACTAGCACAAGGAGAAGAGTGTCGTGCCTTTGCTATCTCTACACCAGGTGATCCATCAGGGCGATTCTACGATATACACATGCACAGACCAGGATACGAGGACTGGTGGACTAAGCACGTGACACTCGAGGATTCTATCAATGCAGGACGTGTGTCACGTGAGTGGGCACGACAACGTGCTTTGCAGTGGGGAGAGAACAGTGCTATGTATCAGAATCGTGTGCTCGGAGAATTCGCTGACGACACAGAAGAGGGCATTATCCCACGGTCATGGGTTATGCTGGCTGTCAATCGGTACTTAGAGTGGGACAAGAAAGGAAGACCAGAGCAATTGGGTGTGCGTGTGCTGGGTGTGGACACAGCGCGGTCGGGGGAAGACTCAACGGTCATCGCTGTGCGTAATGCCTCGGGGCTTGTGGACATCCACAGTTTCACAAAACTTCCGACTACCGAAACGGCACGAAAGGTCAAGCTATTATCGTCCGGAGGGACGGTTGGCATGTCCTATGCGAAGTCGAGAGCACAAGGACCGTATGAGCTGAATATCGAGATGGATGGAGGACTTGGGGCAAGTGTATATGACATATTGAAAGAGGAGCACGTGCCAGGATTACGTCCCATAATTGTGGGAGCACATACTACAATGCGTGACAAGACAGGAGAGATGAAGTTTGCGAATGTGCGTGCTGCTATGTGGTGGAAGATGCGAGAACGCTTAGATCCCAATTCCGACCAAGAGCTGATGCTACCGAATAAGCCTATGCTCATAGGTGATTTGATTACACCTAAGTGGACAATAACGAAGGATGCTGTAATTTTAGTTGAGAGCAAAGATTCATTGAAGAAACGATTAGGTCGGTCAACTGACTATGGTGATGCCTGTGTACTGGCATTCTGGAAGCAGTCAGGTGGTGGAGGAGTTGTGTTCTAATTTTTCAGTGTTAGAAATTAGAAATTAGAAAGAAGAATATAGATAATTTCATATGTTCTAGCCACAGAAAACTTGATAAGTGGTACATTTACCTGTTTGATCATTATGCAATTTACAATCATTTAGGTGAGAGATCATTGCATTCAATTCAGAATTGATTTGCTCGACAAAACTGGTAATTATCTCATCTTCAGTACTGCCTTCAAGTATCATTACTCTACCAACATTGTCGTAAGGAACATGGTATGTTACCTTATAACCAGTTACGTCAACAATTTCGATGTCTGTACTATTGATGAGAACTTTCAATTTATCTATGAGCATTTTATTTTCTCCATTCAATACAACTTGTGTAACACAATATTATGATTACAAGTTGTATTAGTTGAGTGTATGAGAGAAAGTTATAGGCTGTTCATATATCGGAGTATACGTCAGTGGAACGCAACTAATCCGTAAGGTCTGCCATCCACCGCTCTCCACTCAAATGTAATAAGAGTCCTCGAGTCAGCTGCTCGGGGACTTCTCTTTTACAAGTTGTATTATGTACGAAAGGAGTGTGAATTATGACTGTTGTTATGCAATCTGCTGTGAACGAAATCTGGAGAAAGTTACCAGAACGAGGTGCTGACGGTCGTGTTAGCATTAGCTACACTGATCTCAATACTGCTATCAATGATGTGTGTGGCATTGGTATGGATGTATCAGAACTTGATGAAGTTCCACAATCGTTACCGGCTTCTGATCCTGACAATGCTGAGACAAATCCCTTTGGTGAAGAAGTCGATAATTTTACTGCTGATGAAGCTGCTAGACAGCGTGAGGTGGAAGATGCGAACGATCTTGCTGATGACTACGCACCTTGATACTTGTGACAGTCTAAAACAAGATGTCTCAATGACAAGTTGTATTATGTGATCAGTCAATTGTTCAATATTTATGAGGAGAATGCCTATGAAAGTGCTCAATTTGGTACGTGTGAACTACACTATGTAAGTTGATCCGCAGCCCCAGTTCCACAACTCCCCGATACGGTCGTCG